TAATTCAGTAGCGACGAATTAGTTGTTGTCTAAATAATTCAATGTTCTTATTATGCTTATCAAATAGAGGTAATGCTTTCAATCTGCGATTATTTGTATATACATTCAATAGCATACTATACAGATATCCTACGGCAAATCCAATCATTTTATTTTACAGCGACATTATAAATGGAAAAATGCCGACACAATGTTCCCTATGGGACTAAATACGATAAGTTCAATTGTGCTTATTGTATTAAGTTTCCTGCTCCCAAATCTCCTACTGGAACTACTGAACCAATTAATAAAGTTCAGGATTGCGTAGGCACTACTGGTTCTTCTTTACATACTTGTGTTGAGTAGAAATAGAGTGCGACATTTTCTTACTTACAATCTCTCGCTCCTTGTATGTCTCGCCGTATTTATGCGTTAGGTAAATATGACGGAGCATTGAAGCACCCACCTTCTTATCAAATACCTTATTGAGTATTCGCGTAATCGCATTAACAGATGTTAGAGGTCTTCCTTCCTTATCCACAAGCAACGGGTCTTCCTTCCCTTTCTTCGCAGGATAGAATGTATAGTAATACTTATCAAAGAAGAGTTCAATATCATTTGGAACTACGAATACCTGCTGACCGAATGACTTTGCGGTCTTGAACTTGTTGAATACGAAATAATACTTTCCCTCTGGTTCTTTTAGATTAGGTTTTAGAAGCAGATAGTTCTTATCCTTGCTTAACTTTTCATCATACGGATACTTCTTACTACGAATGATTACCATATCCAAATAATCCTGATTGCGTCGCGGTTCATTTGAGGTATAGAGCATTAGAACAAAGGCATTCAGTATATCATTCCACTTCTTCGTTTCAATTGCCTTATCAATTAATTCATTCTGCTTCTTCAATACATCATTCCAATCTACCCAATTCTCCTCTTGTGTTTCAGTTTTTTCGTCTGTTGATTTTTTATTCAAATCAATTACTAATTTGTTATATCGCTTTCTCCAATAATTATAGGCATCAGTTTCTCCTTCGGTAGCATATAATACTTTGACGATAGCATTAATGAAACTTTGTTGCGTATTTGGTTTATAATATGATAAGGTATTCTCAATCTTCTTTGTATCCTTCAAGAAGTTCAAATCCTTTACTTCCTTATTGTCGGCAAGTTTCTCTATATTACGCTTCAATATCTTTACAGAACTATCCGCCAAATCAAAGTTCTTTTTAATACCTTCAAAGACACTATCCAGCAACGACATTTGTATTACTGAATAGAATATTTTTACGGAGGTAATTATCCGTTTTATTTTATTTGAATAGTATAAATGACCTCGCCGACGGGACTATTCAAGACACAATTGGAGCAACAAGGTATTCGTCCCAGCGAATATCTGCGTATTGCGAGAGCAACAGCATATCATTCAAAGGGACAATACAATCCCGCTCAACTTTATTTCAGTAGTGATGATACCCACAAATTAGAGTATCATTTGCCGAATGAAATTGTGCGTTTTGGAAAGTCAGGATACGGGGACTTTATAATCTATTCGTTTCTTGAACGGCAGGGACGAGAGAAGGGATTAGCAGGTGCGAAACGATTTGCGTATCTTCAACGAGCAAGACGAATTAAGGGAGATTGGAAGATGAACCCGTATAGTCCAAATAGATTAGCAATGCGTATCCTTTGGAATGACCTAAAATAGTTCATTAAAGGGTATAATATCATCTACCTCTTTTAGATATGCGGTTTCAAAACTACGAAGAAGTGTTAGTAAATCCTGACGCTTCTTTTGTAGAACATATTTGTATGCGTTTTTATATTCTCCTTCGGTTCGCTTCATCTCTTCAACAAGGTATCGCATTTGATTTATCTTTGTGCGAAGTAGAGTTGCGAAACAATCAATACCACTACCACTGAATAGAGGAGGCAATACTTCTTCCATTTATATTTCTACTGGGAAACATTTTTGGAAGTTTTTTACATAAGGCGGTGCGATGCCTTGTGGTGACGACGACGACCACCAGAGGCAGAGTGCGAACCCTCGCCTTCGCCCTCGCCGTATCCAAGCATAGAGAGACCCTGCTGTGCGACCGACGGCAGATGCGGTTTGACGAGCGGGGCAACGACCTTCGCAACTGCGGGGAGATGCGGGAGTGCCTTGCTGACGGCGTGACCCAGTTTGGAAAGGAAACTACCGCCAACCGCCCGTTCAACCTGCGAACGAGTAGCAAGGGACGAGATAGGAGCAGAGATGATGTCCGCCTCACTGAGAATTCCTCGGACCACACGCGAAGTTCCCTTCACGCTCTCAAAGAAACCTGAGTTAATCGTCATTACATAAATCGTAGGCGTTCCCGTAGCACCCGAGAAGTTCGCCAGACCCAGATTGAGTTGGAGCGTGTAGTTGCCGACCAGCGAAGGTGCCTGCCCCTCCTGTAAGGCAAAATCCTTACCAGGACGGATAACCAACGCACCACCAACCGACTGAACCACCGCCGAACCGCTCGTCGTAGCACCCGCAACACCGCGACCCGCAGGAAGACGACCGCTCCACTGCTGGTAATCCTGCGAAAGTCCATTCTCCACCGACATCTCGTATAACTGCTGTTGCGACATCGTAGACATTAGACCAGCGTAGTTATCCCATTGGAGCGAGACCGACTGAATAGGGAAATACCAATCGCCCTGCGTAGCATCGCTATACGACTGGGGTTTCGCATAAATAACGAGCAGGTCAGGGATTTGCGGTAGCGTAATCGTCTGCGTAGAGAACGACTGGTTCGTAGCACCTGAACCGATTGTTCCCGCATTTGAAGTAATGTAGCGGGGATACTCCATATACGGCACAACCGACTTCGGTGGAAGAGGCAGAGACAGAGACGGCGTAAGGAACACCACATCAAGACGCGAGTTCTGGAAGGTAGAACCCGCAGTATTGTAAGCAGAACTTACCGAGTATGAAACATTACCACCCGACGAATAGGCAGTGTTCTGTCGCTGACGAACCAGTCGGCAATCTGCTGGATTTCGCATATTCATAACGAACTGAATATTCTGGATACCGAAAAGTCCCGTATCACGCTCGTGAATATCGCTAAACACGAACGGCGAAAGAACCAGTTTCTCCGTAAAGTAAGGAGCAACATAAATCGTAAACTGCGTAATATTCGCGGTAGCAACAACAAGCGTCAGCGAACCATCAACATTGAAAGTAAGTGTGCTGGTCGTTCCACCACCCGTAGCAATCCAAGGTGCTGTTGAACCCGTAGAAACAACATACGCCGAACCCGTCGCAACCGCACTTCCACTGCTCTGCGTAACATACGGGATAAACGAACTACCGCCATAACGGGCATCACCGCTCGTCCACGCCCACGAGTTCGGTGCTTCCTCCTGAATAACGCCAGAGTTCAGGTAACTTCCGTAGGTAGAATTGACGAAACGGGCATCATCAAGGGCAGACGCGTAGGTATCCAGTTTCGTCGGGGTCGTGCGTTGAAGCGTATTCGCACGAATATCCACCAGACGCAGAACCTCTTTGAGAACATCACTGCTATTCAGCACAACATTCGTGTCGTTAATCGTCGCCTGAATAGTTGAGGTAAGCGATTGAAGAGGAAACGCACACCAACCCCAGAAACTATCGGGGGTCGCCGTTGAACTCTGCTGACCGATAGTATAGGTAGAACCCGCGACGAAAGTTCCCGTAATCGTAATCGCAATACCGACCTGCGAAGACCAATTCACCGCTCGGTCAACAAAGGTCGTCTCGCTCGGCACTTGAACTGAATAAGTGTGCTGGGACGATGTCTGCGAGAGTGCCTGAAACGGAGCATTCGTAACCGATAAAGCACCCTTATCCACTGCGAACTTGGGGCGGGACTGAACGATACGACTATCAAAGACAGCGACCTTCTCAATATCAGCACTCGCCATTTTATATTAAGTAAGAGAGAAAGTTTTTGGGACGAACGAACCTCAGCGTCCTGCGTTGCGACGACGGAACAGGATTTTAATTGATACATTGGACTGATTGAATAGAGTGAGTGGGATTAGTTCGTTTGTTAAGCGGGACTTCCAATAGACCTGAATATTAATTTCGCGAATATCCAACTGACTTGTTCCCAGCGAGGTGAGGCGATACTCGGCACTCGGGGCGTATGAGATGAACTGGCGGTAATCGTCGGGGTAGTCAAGCGGTAGCGAGATATCTGTAATAATAGGTTGGAAAGCGTTGAGCGAGGTATTCTGCGTCGTGTTATCCCCCGCGTTCAGCACCAGCGGAACACCCGTATTCTCGGGTAGAGTTGGAAGCAGAGTAGAGCAGAATACAATAGAGGAAATAGGAGACCAAAGCGTTGATACAGACGGGTAGTTCTGCGACATTGGATACAGAATACGAGGGTAAGAAGCATCTTGGACGGACTTTGAAATTGGCGTTGTTCCTCCCGTAGCAACTATGTAAGGATTGAACGATGCCGTCGCCTCGTTCGTTACGATAATTAGGTTATCCATACCATTCGTGCTGGGGTCGTCCAGTCCGTAGTAGAGATTGTTGAAGTTAGAGAAGAGACCAAACATATTGGAGTTGAAAAAGAGCGAGAACGCCTCATTCGTAGAACCCGACGCAAGATTTACGCTTACATTTAGTCGCTGGTCTTGATTGATAGGAGTTAATATGTCTTTGGTGGAAGCATACGGCAGAGACGACGGCACAAGATTGTTTAGGTAAGTGCTTAAATTATTACCAAATCCGTTGCTATCAAACGAAATCGTAAAGCGTTTGCTATTTGGGTCAAAGGTCATTACGGGCGGAAGTGTATAGAGCGTTCCGCTATTCAACTGCGTTGCGAGAGTGCTAAACAGGTCAGTAAAGCATCTATTAACGCAATCAACCCAATGCTTATAAGTATAGCACCACCAATACTTATTCTTGATATCCTGATTAATAAATCCGTTGCTATCCAGCGGAGGTTGTAGAACATCAGTGCTTTCAGGATACCACTTAACGAACTTTGTAACGGGAGTAAATGCTGTAAGCGTTCCACTTCCAGTCGCAAACTGCCCTGCGATTGTTACAGAGTAGATTGTATCGTAAGTCGTATTGTAAATATTGAAAGGTGTTGCTTCAACAGGTTGAGGAGCAGTTCTCTGGACGCTTGTTCCTGTTCCGTAAAAGGTAACGAAGTTTTGACTTGGAAGAGAAGGATTATTAAATCCACCCGTAGTTATCCAACTTCCCCACAAACTCGCACTACCGAGTGTTGGGTATCCACCCGCAAAGGTAGGGTCGTAAAACAGCAGAGCATTGTAGTATGTGGAATAGTAATTTGAGAACGCATTTGGAGTTCCACTTGCGATAACATTAACATTGTAGGTGTTTGGTTGATACGAGACCGCAAACCCCGTTGGAGCAAACGCAGACGAAGGAATAGTTCCAGTGCCGATACTTGATACAAAGTTCGTCAGTGTAGTTTGTAGTGCGTTCAAGAAACTACCCGCCTGACCCGATGTTCCGCTCTGCGTGTATGTTCCCGACGGAATTGTAAGTTTCCCTACATACTGCGAAGAAGGTAGCGTATTAACATTTGCCGATACGGGATATGTATAGTAAAATACATCATTTACTCCCGCAACAACGGAAACTGCCTGTCCTGAACTCGCAATTTGGTTCTTATTGATAACGGGAATGAAGAGGGGCAAATCCTTGTTTGCTCCGTTAATATCAAACCGAATGATTGAAAAGTTGTATTTGGAAGCGTCTGTAAGAATGGGAGTGCTACGCGTTTCCTCAAACTTTACAACGGGGTCTCCAAAACTACCATTATCAACCAGAGAGGAGTTGATTACATCAAGGTTATAGTAAATCAGTTCATTACTGACTTCCTCCGTTGATACGATACGGGTTCGGGTCGCCATCTTTGAATTAAGGTGAGATATTATTTACCTATCAATTTATACACAACATCAATTACGAACTGGTCGGGTGTCTTACCACTCTTCTTGATAAGATTACGATATTGCGGTTCATTCAGTCCTTTGTAATACAAACGAGTAATACAATGCTTACCACAAGTATTTGTATTTGGAGAATGCGATTGATACGGATAAGGATTATAACTAATTCTATACGGACTTTCTCGTAGAAGTTGAGAAAGAAGCGGTTGGTCTTCGTGTAGATTAACCAATTCCTTGTGCGATAACCACTTTCGTTCTCCATCAGGAGCATATCCTCCATAACTATCCCAATACTCAATTGTATTTCCTCGCTTCATTAGACAAGTCCAATGCCCGTGTTCTAAACTGGTCGTAAGGAATAAAATAGCACAACGCCCTTGACTATCAAACAACTGGTCTGCGTCTGTTAGATGTTGAAGGTCTGGATAGTATAGAAAAGGTTTTACCCCAACTGCGTCTTCAAAATCCTTATCACTAATAGAATAGGATTTGAGTTTATCGTAGTTCAAATCGCTTCCTCCATTTGCTCTTGGGCGAAGTGGTGGAAACGCAACTCGTTCTCGTTCAGGAGCAGGAGCAGGAGCAGGAGCAGGAGCAGGAGCAAGAGGAGGCAGTATATCTCTTACAGCACTATGATTTTTAATAAATTGTTTCTTCTCTTCTAATTCAACATAAATTATTTGTGTTTGTTCTTCGGGTGATACTCTATTCAATCGTTCAAGAAGTTCTTTGGTTTCCTCTATGACTGCTTCTTTATCTTTTTTAACGCTTCTTCCCATTCTCATACCAATTAATCCAAATGGAATTGTAACTAATACAAGGGGAGGAAGTGTTGCTAACGAAAGAGCAGTTGCCCCTGTTAAAAGGAATATTGATGATGCTTTCAATACACTTTGTAATTTACCACTTCCAATAAGGTCCATTGTTTCTTCTCCTGCTATCAAAAGGTCTTTTTTGATTTCAGGTATTACATTTGGGTAAGAATAAATTAGGTCTCGTAATTTATTCTTATACTCGCCACTTCCTATTGCCCTCATTATATAGTATTAGGATTTTATCTTGTGATAGTATAAAGATGCCGTATATCCTTCGCAAAGCACCCCGTAGAGAACTCTACTGGGTTGTAGCACAGGACGGGTCGCATAAGAGTATTGAACCACTACCTCTTGAACGAGCGAAGGCACAGATGAGGGCGTTGTATTCTCGCGAAGCAGGATATCCTGCTCGTAGAGGACGCGGTGGAGAGGAAGAAGAAGAGGTAAACGAAGAGAAACCAATTCTTCCTATTTCGCTTCCTGCTCCTCCGTTTCCTGTTTCAGTTCCCGAAGTTGAACCTTATATTTCTAAAAGCGATGTAAAGGATATTGAATATTCGGGTGGTAGTTATTATCCAGAGCAGTATAAGACCAGTCCAATTACTATTCGTAAACCGACTGGTTGGGTTTCCCCTGCTGTTCTGTCTTTGAAGAAGAACCGAGTAATTGAAAAGGCAATGTTAGACGAAAACACCCGCAGACGAGCGGGTATCGTTAGTCGGGGAACTATCGTTTGAACTTGAAGGTGTTATTGTAGGTTTCTTTCGTTGAAGCAATCCTTTTTCTAAATCAATTTGTAATTCGGTCGTTTGACCGCAACATTTACTTCTACAAGCAGAGTGTTTGAATACTTTATATACTACATATACGATTGAGATAATACCACCAGTTACACCTGAACTAATGTAAGTGTTGGGATTATCCATTATTACTGGGTTAGAAAATTACTGCGACTTCGCTTGTAGAGACGCAAAATAACTATTAAATGCGTTCTGTAAGTCAGTCAGTTTCGCAGTAATAATTGCCTTATACGACGCTTTCAAGTTTGCGTCCGTAGTTTTGCTATACTCCGTAATCATAGATGAAACGGACTGCGACATCGCAATAACATCAGTCGGCATAGCATTCATTTGTATTAGTATAAGACAATATTTTGGAAGAAAACGAATTGCTATTTAAATATATTCTCCGTAGTAATACAAAATGGAATTATCGCAGGACGAATTGAACCGAGTGTATCAATCTCTACTGAACCAGCGTGAGAGAGCGAAGCGGAATTATCAAAAGAATAGGGAAACTATCCTTCTCAAACGCAAGGAACACCGAGAGAAGAAATTAGAAGGACAGGTGCGAAATCCAGTGGGTCGTCCTCGCAAGGTTGAGGTCGGCGAGGTCGTCAAAGGGGGTATAGTTAAAAAAGTGTGCGAGGTGGAGGCGAAAACGGATTGAAAGTCATTTAAATATTTTCTCCGTAGTAAAACAATAAGATGGATTACTTTGAAAAATTAGCAGAAATACGATTATCAATCAAGACGAAGAGGGCAGAAGTTCAACGCCGTCTTGATAGTTTGGATTGGGAAGCAGAGTTCAAGGAAGCACAAGAAGATGATGAGTATTCAATTCTCCAATTTGATACTACATTAAGCGACCTTGCGAGTGAGATACGCAAGACATTTGATACGAGACCTAATCCCGAATTATGTAATTATCTTGCGGAAACCGAGCAACTCTATCGCGAACAAGTTACCAATTATCAACTTGACCGATTGAAGCAGGAGTTCTTCAAGCGTAAGGACGAGGATTATATGCCGTTCCTTTCCTGCGAAACTTGTTTCGGGTTCTATACTACGGAAAGCAAACTCAAAGACCACAAGTGTAAGATTACAAACAAGTGTAAGAACTGCGGACGCGATTGCCGAACCAAAGACCGATTACAAGCACATATAGATGCTCTTGTTTGTATCAAGAAATACAAGTGCGAACCTTGTGAGTATGCTACAAATAGCAAGAATGAGTATGACCGACATTTGAACTCTAAAAAGCACAAAGAAACCTGTGGTATTGAAAAGGAGACCTTTGAGTGTAAGGATTGTAATAAGAAGTTTGCGTATAGATGTAAGTTAAACGAACATTTAGTAACCAAACATTCATAAATTATTTTCTCAGGAAAAAAATGTGTGGGATGGAGTATTTTTTCGTTCGCAAAGGTGGATAGAGGCAAAAGTTTTAAAAGTTTTTGGTTCAGTCCCCTTTCATTTTCAAAAATTACTCCATCTCCCACATTTTTTTGCGATGAAAACAATTTAATACCCGTTTAAATAATATTCTCCGTAGTAATACAAAATGAGTGGAATACTTGCGGATTTAGAGGACGCACTGGTAGAGTTCGTAAAGAATAGAGTTCCGCAGGGTGAGTGGGAACAAATTACGAACTCTGCTTCCGTATTGAACCGCCTTGACGATGATAGTGAGGAAGAATTAAAGGAACATTTTTGGAATGAACTTATTGGGTCGGTTCGTTGGAGTTCTGTGGTTGCTGGGGTTCTTGAACTGATTGAACGACAAAACCCTCTGCCCGAAGAAGAGGAAGAAGAGGAAGAGGAAGATGACGCGAGTTCAACCAGTTCGGGTGTATCTGCGTTTTCCAGTAGATAAGATATACAACCGCACCAAATACAAAGAATATCCAAATCATTTTATCTCTGCTATATTATAAAATGGGAGCATTCTGTTCTCGTATTGTTGCTGTGGAGAAGAAGGTTGAGGTGCTTACGAAGGATTTACAGGAACTTTCTGCTGACCTTTCTAAACTGAAACAGGATACCGCAGTTGAGAAGGTCGTAGCAGATATTAAACAGGCAGTTCAGGACGCTGTTAAGAGTTAAATAATATTCTCCGTTAAAAACGGATTAAAATTATATAAAAAGTTAATTACCAGAAATGGATATTACTTATGTTCCCCGCAGTTTTATTAACAATACAGAGTTCTTAAAGCACTGGTTCTCATATAAGATTTGTGCTTTGAGAGAAGAAGAGTTTGTTTGTTCTTGCGGTGCGAAATCAAGACCCGTTCTTAAATATGCGAACCAAGAAAATTTAACGAAAAAGACCTTGTATAGTCATCTCGCAGTGCGATTGAATAGTCATATCAATACAAAGAAGCATCAGCAAAGCATTGCCCGAATTGAAGGATTTGTAGAGTATCTCAAACGCAGATTTAAGAAGCAAGTATTCAATGAATTGTGGAATGACTATTTGGACGACGAATATAAAAATGTAGTAGAAGAATAAATGAACTATTCAATCTTTCTCACTTCGCTGTCGTCCTTTTTCAGTTATCGTCGCCGTCGTTTTTTTTACTGATTTTTTTTACCGATGTAAAAATAAATGCGAACATTTGAGGAGGACTACCAGTTTGGAACGACCAGCGAGGAGCAGACCCTATCCACAATCCGCACGATTGACCCCACTATCCAGCGAAATCAGGATAGATATTCTCCGTTTGATTACAACAATGAAGGCAATACTATCTTTGTTGAACTCAAAACGAGAAACAATGCGAAGAATAAGTATCCCACTACAATGTTGCCCTATTCAAAGGTCAAGATTGCGGAGGCGAATATTAATAAAACTTACTATTTCGCATTCAAGTTTACGGACGGCATCTACTACATTCAATACAATAAGAACCTCTTTGATACATTTGAGGTAAAGTATATGGGAAGATTTGATAGAGGTAGAGCAGAGTTAAATGATTATTGTTTAATACCAATTCAACACTTAACTCAATTTACATAATTCTATATCTATTTTTACATATATCACTAATATGTTGAAATGATACATTAAACTTATTAGCAATATCTTTTAAAGTTTCTCCAAAATCTCTTCTAATTCTTATTTCAATAATATCATCATTCGTTAATTTATGATTTCCGTTCTTTGTATTAGAATTATGTGCTTGTCTATTTGATTGTTTCATATCATTCATATTATCTTGATGAGTTCCCAATTTAAGATGATTTGGATTAACGCAAGAAGGATTATTACAAGAATGTCTTACAAGTAATCCATCAGGTATTTTACCTTTATATCTTTCATACGCAAATCTATGTGCGTATATATGTTTATTTGGTAATCTAAATCTACCATAACCATCTTTACTTGTTGATTTAGTCCATAACCAACAAGTATTTGTTTTATTTACCATAGCATCAAATCTTTCCTCCATTATTATAATATAGTTGGGATTGTTTAGACCCGAAATGAACCGATATATCTACATTCCTGTGGATAAGTTAATTGCTTTTTAACTTGTGTCTCTTCTTATACTCTTCCAGCGTAATGCCTTCCTTCTTTGCCTTACTCTTCCACTGGCGTTCTCGTTCCAATCTACGCAATTCTGCGAGGTCTTCTGGTGATAAGTTCTTTCGTTCGCCCTTTCTAAAAGGTCGGTTGAGAGGAATACTTGCTTTCTGTATCGTTTCTTCTACTCCAAACTTCTTGCGTAAATGTGCGGAAGGGTTCTTAATCTTTGCTACCTTAAATGATTTAGGTGCTTTCTTATCTCTCGTAGGGTAATCTTCGGGTCTGCGTTTTAGAACTCGCTTTGCGTAAAGCATCTTGATAAATCCCGCATTCTTTCCGTCGCCGTCTGCTCGTTCATAAAGAGGAAATCCCATTCTGCTTTTAACGATGATGTAGTCATTTATGACCTTTACGAACTTATCAAATACATCAAACGGAGTAAGAATTAATCTATCATCTATATCGCTGTATATTTCATCATCGGTCTTATTCTTGTAGTTAAATAACTTGGTCTTTCGTAGAAGGTCAAAGAAAAAACCTGGTCTACCTCCCGTTTTCTCTATTAACTTATGAAACCATTTTCTTACCACTATTGCTTGTTTTTCAATATCATTTCCCGCTTCCCTGAACTTCTTAAAAACAATTGGATAATCCTTTCTAACCGCATCATACATCGTTCCACCTTTTCCGCGTGTAGTTTCCTTTTCCTCCTTTGGAAAGTATTTGTTGTATAGATACTTCGCTTTTGCGAGGAGTTCTGCTTGTGCGATATCGTCAAGACCTTTGAAATTGTAGACATATTTATGTATTGCGTCTTGCGTTTTCATATCATTAGAAGACATTGATGACTTAACTTTCTCTAACGCCCAAATAAGTGCTAAAAATACATCATATCTATTAATCTCTCCTGCGATTTTTGATGCTGTTTGACCTCCACCACTTACATTATAGATGTCTGCGAAGTTAGAAAGAATATGTCCGCTTATTGCGTCAATAGGAGAAAGACCAGTAGAACTCTTCGCAGGAATGACCTGTTTATTAACGAATAACTTGCCTCCCAGATTGTATAGTCCGTCCTTATCTGTATAGAGACGCTTAATATCTCGTCCCTGCGACCAAATCAAATCCTTTGACTGAAACGCTGGGTTATATTCAACTGCGTTCTTGATAAAGGGGAAATCATATTTCAACTGATTATCAATCGCACCACCGAGAGAATGACCCGAAATGTAATACTCGTAGTCCTGCGGAGGATATCGTTTGGTAATTGCCTGTAATGTCTCCTTATCCTTCTTGTATCGGTCAGTTCCTTTGAGTAGGTTAAGAGGCAACTTGATATCTGCTATAATGTCTTTCTTATCAGTAATCTTTGTGCCTCGCAGACCAATTAGAAGTGTCTTGTCTTTGAGATATGCTTTGAGAGTAGGAGTAGAAACGACCAGAGTAAATCCGTCAAGTTCGTTCGGTGGTGCTTCCTTATAACTTGCCTCTGCCGTCTTGAAGAAGAGTTTTTCGGGGGGCATTTCACCACCAAATCCAAACGCACCGCTCTGCTTCAATACATCTTTTATTACCTGCGGAAGCGACGGCGAAATCTTACCAAACTCAATGTATTCACGCAAACCTTTTTGTTGTTGTCGTGTTAGTCCTTTCAGTGAGATGTCGCCTGTTTCTTCCCAATGAAGTATCCTATCCTTTCGCATTTGTTCTGGTGTCCGCGTATCTCTGGGGTGCTTAAAAGTGAAACTACCCTCCTTCATAATCGCAGGAGCAGTTGCTCGTTCCATTTGGTATATCACAAGATTTTAACTTGTCGTCCAATAATTTTATCTGTTGTTAATATAAAATGGCGGAAGCGTATTTTGGAGAAGGAGCAAAGCATCGCCGATACCATCAAGTATCCCACACTGCTTCGGGTCGTCGCCATAAGAGAGCGGGTGATGGGTTCTGGGACGATTTCAAGAGTGGTTTTAAGTCGGTCTTTGACCCTATCGGCAAACCGCTTCTGGGTCTACTACCTGGTGGTAATCTAATTAAGTCGGGTATGGAAGCAGTTGGTCTTGGTCGTCCTCGTCGTCGTCTCCACTCACGCCTCGCTCATCACGAACTCGGGTTTCAGGGATACGGAGGTGATGGCGGTGATACTGCTAATATTGAGTATTTTGGTGAGGGTTCGCACACTGGTCGCGGTTCGCACACTGGTCGCGGTTCGCACACTGGTCGCGGTTCGCATACGGGTCGCGGTTCGCACACTGGTCGCGGTTCGCACTCCGCTTCGGGTGATGCGTGGCGTATGCCTCCCGTCAGTATGATGCCTCGTCTTGCTCCTGCTCCTATTTATACAGCAGATAGAAGCAAGTTTGGTCGCGGTGATGGTCGCCTTCGTCATTCAGGTCGCGGTTCGCACTCTGCTTCGGGTGATGCGATGTATCATTATGCGATGGGCGAAGGTTCGCATACGGGTCGCGGTTCGCACTCTGCGTCGGGTGATGCTCGTAAGCACCGCAAACCCTCTGCTCGTAATCTTATCGTAAAGCGAGTAATGATGGAACGCGGTTGCTCTCTCCCAGAGGCATCTGCTATTGTAAAGCGAGAGGGTTTGTATTGAACTTAAAATCTCACCTTATCACAAAGATGGAGTTGTTGCGAACAAATGTATTGTTTCCTACGCAGTTTGAGGAAGCATACAATCGTATCCACAAAGGAGCAACCCCAAAATATAGTGGTGGTGCGTCCGTTGGTTTGTATGTTCCTCTTGATGAAGATAAACACCGACGAAGCGTTCAGGAAGAAGAGCGAATGGTAGCACACAATCGTTCTATCGCTCACCCCCGTTCTCGTCTGTATACGCAGGTGACCGCACGAGGCGGAGATATTCAGTCGCCAGAAGCACGAAAACTGCTTCCTAAACTACTGGAAAAACGAGCAGAGGATTACCGCCGTCTTGAACGAATGGAAACACCGAGCAAAGCAGAACATATTGGTGAGATGTCGCCTTCCAAAACACTTTCGCTTGAAATTGAACGACTACTCACTATTCTGCTGGATACGATTAGTGCTGGTCTATTTACGACGGATACGATTGAAGCAGGAAACGAGGTTCTACAACTACTTCTCAAAGATGGAAACAAACTTTCTACGCGTCAGTTAGAATATCTGTTTCGCGATGTAGATGCGGTGCTTGATAATCTGGTAGACCCACAGACAAGTCAACTGCGAGGAGATATTACAGATGAAAATAAGAAACACTATCGCATCATACTATCGCTAATGGATACCATTACGCGAGTGATGAGAGCATTGCTTTCTCGTTCTAACCTGTCTTCTAAACAGCGGTCTGCGTTCCAGCGTTCTGTAAGAATTGAGGCAACGAAATATTACAAGAAGTTAGCAAGAGTGTCTCCTGAAAATAGACCCGTAGATATTGAAAGTGAGAACACTTTACCCGAAATCGGCGAGTTCAAACCAATTAATCCAGTGAGTATTGGTAAGAAGAAGTCGGGTGTAGTAAAGAGACGACGAGTGCGATTTCCCGCACCAATTTAATTCTAATCACAATATAAATGACTACAAAGGAGTTTCCGCAGAATTATCCTCCCGAAGTCGTAAAGTTCATTGAAAATGCTACATTCTCAAAGGGATTTGATGTAATGATAGTGGGTTCAGGGTCTCTACGAGAAATGCGATACTCTGCTGATGTAGATTGCTACGAACGAACAAAAATACAAGGTAAGACAAGGGCATCTGCTCTGCGAAATGCGAGTAAACGCTTCAAGCAAATAGTAAAGAATATTTTATCACTACCTCTCACTTACATTACGGATATCAAAGCAGGAAGCATTGAAGATTGGGTCGTTATCAATAGAGACGCACACATTCACGGCAAGAAGATATTGGGATATTCCGCAAATGAAAGTAGAGCAAAAGTAAATGAACTTTACGAGCAGGGAGTAATAGATGAAAATGAGTATAAAGATGCCCTCGCCTTACTTGTTGAAAAACCAACACCCGAGCAGTTCTTACTCGCAAAGGAAAAGTTGCGATTTAACATTGTTCGGTGGAATATAGATGAAATTAAGAAGGGACAAAAGACACACAGAGGACGCAAGGTAACACTTGCCGAAGCATTGGGACAACCTGTAATTGCGAAGTTAGATGCTATTATTTTGGTAGACAACAACCGATTTATTGAAGCATCTGTTATTTATGAACTTATCCACAAGAACTCGCACGACCAGTTGAATGCCTTTGGAACTCCAAATATTCCGTATATGCTACGAGAGGCGATTTTCAGTTACTATACAAACAGCAAACCTTTCAAGGCATCAAAGCGTCAGTTCTCTCTGCTTCGGTTCTTGAAGAAGATGAAGAAGGCAACACCTCTCATTTCATATTTCAATAGCGATTTGGGACTGCTTTACGGAATTATTAGCGACCTTGATACACTGGTTCTGCTTGTAGAACATTCAAAGCATCTACCAAAGAAGCGAGTAGAGTTTGAACTCAAACATATTCCTGCGAGATTGGGCGGTATTAGTCATCTCAAAGACCTACTCAAAGAAGAAGATGATGTATTCAAGGCACTGAAACGAATTGAAGCAAACCCGCGAGATACGGAAGCGGTGGATAATTTAAGCAAGGAACTACAAAGTGTCCTGAATAAACACGCGTATAAGGAACTGGAAAAGATGAAATACTATCCTCCTACCAAGTTTTATCTGCCTTAAATACAAATGAGATTTCGGGACGCACTGGTTAATTCATTACATACAAACAATCCAGAAGGATATTTGGATAGAGTATTGAATAATAGACAATACGAACGATTTGAAGAATATATCATCTATATTGAAGATGAAGTCGGCATATTCAATATATACGAACAAATACAATTTATACTAACAGAGTTGATTTCGCAGGAAATTGACCCAACAGCAATAGGAGGAAATTACTGCGGTATGCGACTATAAAAAAAATAGTGAAGTAAGGTAAAGAAATGTCCTTTCTATCATTTCATAAGGGAAGAAACAAAAATGCGTTTCCTATTGCGGTAGTGCGAGGAGGTAAGGCAGACGGGAAACTTTTATACTATCACGAAGACCACAGCGGAGCAGGAGAACTTCCTGATGATATTGAATATCTCGTAGAAGACAGACCGCTTCCCAAAGAAGAGTTTGAAAACGATAAGACCCAGATTGTCCGTCTTCCTGCGGATAGTGAGTTTGAGATTTACCCTCGCAGAGACAAGAGAGCGTGTTATTACATCTACGCAAAATCAGGAGCAGGTAAGAGTTCAATTAGTTCTCAAATCGCAGAGAATTACCTTGAAGAGTGTGGAGGTAAGATTGGTTTGATTTCAAAGAAAGGACACGACCCCGTATTAGACAAACTACCTTGTAAGCGATTAGATGTTGATGAACTAATTGATGACCCAATTACAAATCTAAATGAAATTGCGAACTCACTGATTATTGCTGATGATGTAGATACATTCAAGAAGGAGGAAGAGAAGGCAGTATTTAATCTGCTTGATGATATTGTCGCACTGGGACGGCAACCGAATATCTCACTGATTTTTGCTACGCATAAGAATAGTGATGGTCGTAAGACATCGTTGATTATTAATGAGGCAACGCATTTTGTAATCTTTCCCAAATACGCGACACCACAGGCACTTGAATATCTGCTGGTAGATAAGTTAGGATTGAAGCAGAACCTTATTAAAAAGATGATTGTGGAGAGCGATAAGACACATCATAATTGGTATTGTATTCATACCGAAGTTCCAGCATATTACATCTCTAAACACGAAGTTCGTATAATTTAATTCTTACCCTATTACAAATGAGCGGAACACTCAATACGAACTCCTTATATAACGCTGTATACGGCATTACATCAGGAGGCGGTAGTGGTTCGGGCGGTTCGTATAATACTTTGATAACAAAGGGAACGATTGCGTATCCTACAACAACAGGAACTCAATTTTTATATAACTTTCCAGTCGGCACGAGTGAGGGAGTTTATTTAATTGAAGCAAACGCAAAAGGTTTATCTGCTACTGCTTCTACGATTGGACCAAATGCTACTGCTTATTATGTCTATATAGACCAGACGAATACAACAAATACATTATATTACGGAGCGAGTAGTGGTTCATCTTCTACACCACTCTTTACACACGCTACTCAATATCTACAATCTCCTACTGGAAGTATTACTGGAACAACTGGCGGTATTCAAGTTGATATTCAAGTTGGAACTGCTGGGGCAGGAGCATCAGGAACGATTTACTGGTCTATTAGTCAGGTTGCTCTATTTAGTGGTGGTGGAGGTCAGGGCGGTGGTTCAGTATCAGGTGTAAGTTCAGTATCAGCAGGAACGGGAGTTTCCGTATCAGCGAATACAGGAGCAGTAACAATTACCAATAGTGGCGTTCAATCTGCGTCAGGTGGAACGGGTATTTCAGTAAGTTCTGGAACGGGAGCAGTTACATTTACGAATACGGGTGTAACATCTGCGGTTGCTGGAACTGGAATAGCAGTAAGTTCAGGAACAGGAGCAGTAACGATTACGAATAATGGTATTCGGGGAATTGTTACAAGCGGAGCAGGTATTAGTGCTTCAACTACTTCTGGAACAACGACGCTTTCCAATACGGGCGTTACTTCGCTGACTGCTGGAAGTAATATTACACTATCAGGAACTACGGGAGCAGTTACGATTTCAAGTTCAAGTGTAGCAAACATTACGGGAACATCTACGCTTTCATCTACTCCAAATACGATTGGCGTTTCTACTGCGGGTGGAACGACTACTCTATCGCTCCCAAGCAGTTTGACTGGTATGACTACGACAAATGGTAATACTACAAACTTCTACACTGGTGAGTTTTCAAATCTCGGCAATCAGGCACTCTCTACTGGAACTCCAATTCGGGTTGTAAGTGGTATGCTATTCAATAGTATCTCTGGAAGTTCTGTTTCAGTTGATTTGGGAGGAACGAATACACTAAACAATCTTCTGCTTGGAACGAGTGCGAACGGAAATGGATATGACTTTACAGGAATAGGTCAGTTATCTGCTGGAACATTAATCGTAAATGGTATATCCAACTTTTACGGCAATATGAGTATGTTAGGCGATTATACTTTGAGTATTGCGAATATAGGTTCTAATGGAGGTGCTGGAACTTCGCTTCAAGTCGTTACACCAGCGAATTATGTTGTTGGTGGTTCAGGTATTACAACCGACAGCACTTTGATGTTTGGTGCGAATAATTACATTCCTGATACTCTCGCATCTTGCTTACAATACGACGAAAGCAACAATCCTTTTACACAGGGTTCATCAACTTCTCTTGCGTCGCAGTGGGGGTCTCCACTTACGACTTATACAGATATAACAGGAGGAAACTTTCGCGTTCAACTGGGACAGAGCGACTTATCGCAACAGGTATTACAAGTTAAGTTACAATGCTATCTTACCTTTGATACAAGCGTTACTGGTTCATTAGCACAGCAATACTTTGTATATCCAACATTATCTATTGATGGTGTTAATTTCTTACAATCAAATACTTACAATATAACTACTCCGTTCAATCTGCTCCAATATCAAACAACGGGTCTTACTCCCTCGCAAGTTACATCGGGAAGTGTAACAAGGACGACTTCTGCGACATTTACAATTGAAGATACATTTAACTACGGAACTAATGGATACAATCAACTTGGTATTAACTTAATTTACATTGGACTAAGATTTGCGAATGTAGACCCACTGCTTACCGCAGGTGATATTTCATCTGGAATTATAAATGCTGAATACCAGTGGGTTACTCGTGTAGCACATTAAAGCAAACTATTCAGTATTCGGTTTCGCAGTGAGTATATTGGTAAGAGTTCCTTTGAGTTGTCCTGCTACTCTAAATATATCTGTATAAATAGGTCTCTCTACGAAGATACAATCATTCTCGGGATATTTGATTTGAACGCCTTGAACTGCGTATTCAAATGCCTTGAATAACTTACCTTGTTCGCAGAGACACTTAATCAACTGAAAAAGAGGTTCAAGACGAGTAGGTCTTGTTTCAAATGCCTTCAAAGTCCAAATCTCCATATTCGTATAATCCTTCTTGAAGTAATAGCACTTCGCAATGTAATACATACAATACCAACCTTCCTCATCTTCCTTGATATTAGGACTTACCTGAATACGCTTTTGATACCAACTGATTGCTTCATCAAACTTTTGTAGATTGATATTGCTTTGACCCAGAAAGAATAGATAGCGAGTATTATGCGGTTCATCTTTGAGACCTTGAAGCAGGAGTTTAACATCGCGTTCAAACTTATCTGCCTTGTATCCTCCGTCATCTTTGTCGTCAATATAGCAGATATCCTTTGGGATTTTGAACTCCTTTGGGTCAACGAAACGATACCGCTTATTCTTATCATCTTTAATACCCCAAACTTCGTGCGTAACACCCAAACAAGTCCATTCGCAATCAAGACGAAGCAGACGCATATTGGGATACTCGCACCCCTCGTGCTGTTTCTCTTGAATAATCAAATACCCCTCGTCCTTGTTTGAAGCATTCAACCAATCCTTCAAAGAAGTGTCCTTGAATATCATATCCGCGTCCAGTAGCAGAACATAACTATTCGCCAAGTTCCACCCAAGCGACTTCGCATACTTACGAGCATACAGAAATGATAATGCCCTATTCTTACCAAAATTGACCCAAGTGTTATTGAATACCTGATGCGTCTTTCCTTCCAATATCTTATTGACCTCTTCAATCGTATTATCAGTGCTTCCAGTATCGCAGACGCAGTAGGCATCAACGAGACCCTCTACTGCCTTATAGCACCGCTCAACATTCTTTCCCTCATTGCGTATCATTGATAAAAGCATCAACTTCATTTTATTTTTACAGAGGGAAACTTTTTAAGCAGATATTTACGAACCTTGACGACGACAATATTATTTTCATC